ATCGGTTCTACACGAGATTGACATAACGGGAAAAATATCCTATACTTGAATCAAACCCTTTAGTGTGAGGACGTGATGACTGAAGGACTCATTCAAGCAACGGAAGACTCAGACGAAACATTCGAGTAAACGCCCACAACGCTTGCCTTATTTGAGCCCCGCGCGCTCGATATTGTGCTCAAGGAAGTGCGGTCGATTGCTCTAATGTCCCCGGAGGATAAGCGGTTTCTGGTCGTCAACCAGCCGCACCTGACCGCCGTGATGGAACGGACGCACATGTGGCGTACCGATATCCAGAAAAGGTCAATCATCTCCGACCAGTATCACCCAACCCTCCACTCGAAGTTCCATCAGGCCATCCTCGAGCAGAAGGTCCAGCTCGACCAGACGTTCCAGTTGGCCAAGGACTTCGAGGACAAGCGGATGGATGTCGAGGAGCTGTTGCTCGACATGGAAGAGCTTGACGGCAAGACCGACATATCGGACAAGCGCAAGGAGATCAGAAAGCGGAAGCTCCAGCTCTCGATCGCGTTTAAGCAGTACGAACTCAAGCAATGCCAAACGGCCATGAACTACCGGATGTCCGAGGTAAAGGGGTGGCAGGTGCTCGAACAGGACTTGCTCGAGCAGATGCGGGCCGAGGGGATGGACGAGGAAACGATTTGGTCCAAGAACGCCGGCGAAGTCGAATCCATGTTCTTCCAGTTCCTCACGAACATGCAAGGGCTGGCCAAGTCGTCGGACGGTGCCGAAGCCAACAACTTGGTCGCGCTCGCTAAGTTCGGGATTGAACAGGCAAAACAGCTTGGCCGGTTCGACGAATGGGTCAAAAGGTGCGACACGTATCAACTTGATTCTCTAAGGCACCTTGGGGCACTATAATTCACATAGGGGAACTATAATGACACAATTGTTTAAAACATTGGCAGCTCTCAGGACTTACCTCGGGTTCGTCGTGACGATGGTTTCGTTGTTGGGCCTGTTCGTCCTCGGGTTCAACGGGAAGGCCGACGTGAACAGCACGATCCCGATCATCGTTGGAATTTACTTGGGCGCAAGAATGGGCAGTCAGATCAGCGCCCATGCGGCCGCCGCCAAAGACGAGACATGTGACACGATGGCGGTCGTCAAAGAAATGAACGACAAGTGAAACGCACTGGGGGCAACATGATCATGATGGTCCATGACGGGACAACCGTCGTTTATCCGCGAAATGTCAAGGTTTTTAGTCCCACTGGCGTGCGGATCGGCTACCTCGTCAGGTTCAATACCAATACTGGCGAGGCCGTCGCGGCCATACCGTCCAGCATCCTCGCTGGCTCCGGCTTCCTCGACGAGATCGACAGGATGGACCCAGACTACAAGGTCACCCCGGGTGAGCTTGGCGTCGAGATCGTCCACTTCACCTGCAAGAAAATGCGGATCGAGATCGATTGATGTTGACACGCCCTACCGAATCGGATACGCTCTGATTGTGGGCCAAGCTGCCCGCGACCGCTGGGGGAGCAAAAGCGTGGTCACGTCGCGGTGACCGAAACCACCGCGAATGAGCCCTTGCTAACTCAAGTCGTCTGTCTCCGTCCAGACAATGACGGAACCCACACAACATAGGAGACTATAATGGCTTATAATGCCGAATACGTCAACAAAGCGGTCGCTAGCGTCGGAAAGATCATGTCCAAGGGCACCCGAGAAGAGATCGCCATCGGCCTGACGGTTCAGGCGTTTCATCTCCCATACAAGTTCTTCGTTCCCGAATACTTCCGACAGACCGGTCGTTGCCCCGAGTCCATGAAGTGCTACCTGACGGAAAACGGTTGACTTTAGTTCAACCATATAGGATAATTAGAGTGTCGCGTAACGTCGCATAACAAGGAGATACCAATGATAAAGAACCTGCTCGAAACCATCAAGGCCCCGGCCAGCTTCCTACTCGACATGAAAGACGTGTCCGAGGAGGGCAAGAAGGCGCTAGCCGAGTTGATGCAGATGGTGGAATGCCCAGATAAAGGCGTCAAGCGCGTGGAAGTTCGTTCGCTTCTGCCCGAAAAGCTGTTGGCCGAATGTAAGGCATATGGCGCTGATTTCCCGACGGACATCATCGAGCTGAACATGAGGTTGGGCGACTTCTTCTTCAATCTGTACGGCTTCAACGTCAAGCCCGCCAACGCACCCCTCGCCATCAAGCGTCACGAGAAGCGGCTCTTGGAGTTGTCCGAAATCTTCGCCGCCGAGGAATTCGACATCCCCGCCTACGTGAAGGAAGCGATTGTCCCGGTCCTCGAAGACGAGAAGAGGTGGAACGAAAGCCAGTTCTCGACGTTCGTCAACGTCAAGAACGACAAGGGCGAAACCCAGCCCAACTACATCGGCCTGACCGCGTTGGGCGCCAGCTTCTTCCGACAGGTTTGTGCCGCCGCCACCGAAGCGTTGGACACCTGATGAGCCAGTACCTCGAGGACATCAAGAAAGCGGGATTACCGCTCGCACAAGCGGTGATGTCCCGCTTTGACGAAATTGACAAGCAGATGGGCGGCCTCAAGGACCAGCACGTCAAGTTTCTGATTGCATTCGTTAAGCTGTTTTTCGGGACCGATCACTACGTAATGGAGATCGATCTCGTTTCTGTCCCGCACCGAACAACGATAAGTCCTCTTAAGTATGAGAAAATACCATTTAGGCGTATTGAGTGGGTCCGACTTTGGTTGAAATTGCAGTGGTGGCAGCGTGGCGGTCGGACATTGAGTTCCTTTCTGAAGCTGGGTGAATGGAAGATCGTTTTTTCCCGTGTTCCTCGTAAGTTGGACGCGAAAGATGAAAAAGTGTTGTAAGTGTGGAGAAATAAAGGAAGATCGTGCCTTTCATCGAGACGCCCACATAAAGAGTGGTTTGTCGTCTCGTTGCCGAGAATGTAAAAATGAGTATGAACGCTCTTTGTATCACAAGAATCCACAAAAACAAATAGATAGAAAAAAAGGGTGGAACGTCGCCAACCGCGACCGTCGTCGGGCTATACGACGGAAGCATCTGTATGGGATCAGTAGTTCTGAATATGATGGTCTTTTGATCGCCCAATGTAGACAATGTGCTATTTGCGGGCGCCCCTTGGATGAAAAAAATATCCATGTAGATCACGACCACGTTTCTTATAAGGTACGCGGTATTCTGTGCGGATGCTGTAATCGCGGACTGGGTCAATTCAAAGACAGTCCTATGTTTTTACAGGCCGCCGCCAATTACTTAAGGGCGCACTCAGATGTCTAGTTTACCCCAAGAATGGAAAGCAGCTCTTGAGGGGCTCGCACCAGTAGAGGTGGTCAGGCGAGTCGAGGGGTTGTTAGCCAAAAGCCAGACAGGGCCACTACCAAATGACCGTGAGTTTGGTCCATTTCTTCTTTTTGCTCTTGGTGACTCTATAGACGAAGTGGCGGCTAAGACGGGAATTCCCGTGGATGTCGTATACTTGACGGCCATTTCGTACAGGTGGATGGAGAAGCGCGAAGAGCTGGCCCGCAAGGGAAACGTCCAATTGATCATGGCCCTCCAGCGCCAGCTAGTCAACAACCTGTTGGTCGCGACGCAGGCGTCCGTACTCAAGCAAGTCGGCGAGGTGATGTCCGGCAAGCTTGCACCCGAGAAATGCTCGCTTATCCCGCGCAGTCTCCACGGCCTCAAGGCATTGATGGAAATGGTCTCCGATATCAACAACTTAGTCGCCGCCAACGAGGCGGCCCCCAACAACACAACTGTCATCCACGCCGTCGGGCAGGTGCAGGTGAACCAAGGTGTTTTGCCCCCCGTCCCCGAAACCACCGAAGAAAAACGCAAGCGGTTTCTCGAGATGGCCGATAAGGAGAGTTGATGGTCTCCGACGCGGCCTTCTCGCAAGACGAGCGAATCCAGTTCTTTTTTGAGCCGTGCAAATCCAAGGAAGAATTGCGTCGGTGGATCAAGCTGTTCCTTCATGTCGAATTGCCAGACGAGGCCGTCGACAAGGAGTCGACCTCCACGCCGCTCGACTTCGTGTGGACCGTCTACAGCTCGATGATGGACAGGAAGGGCCCGAAGCGGCACGTCGCCGCCTGCGCCCGCAACACCGGCAAAACCCTGACCGCCTGCGTCATCCGCTTTCTGGGGATGGTCCACTTCCGCCGATCCGGCACACATCTGGCCGCCGACCTCAATCAAGCCGCGTCCGCGAGCATGTATCTGGAAAAGTTTCTGTTGATTCCAGAACTTACCGCTTACGTCAAGTCTAACAACGCCCGCACCAAGGAACTCCATAATCTGCCGGCCAACTCGTTCACGGATGTCTCGTACTGCAACGTCCGAATCGTGACCGCCACGATCAAGGGGGTGAACAGCCAGCGCGGGTCGCTCAACACGCGCGACGAGGTCGACTTGGTCCCGCAGGAAATTCTGTCGGAGTCGGCGTTCATCGCGGACCCAACCCCCGAGGGCCTCCCGCCTGTCGAGGTCAACCTTTCGTCCAGAAAGTCCAATTCTGGCCCAATCCAGCGGATGATCGATGAGGCCGAAGCGGGCGACACCTCGATCGTTTTGCACAAGTGGAGCATGGTCGATTGGATGAAGCCGTGCCCGGCAGAGGAGTATCGCCCCGATCTTGGCCGCATCACCGCGTGGATCAACAACGAGACGCTAGCGACCACTTGGGGGCTCGAGTCGTACAACTGCCTCTCAGACGCCGAGAAACAGCTCCAGAGGCAGGTTGATGCGTTTCACGGCTGTCGAGCCTGTACCGCATTCATCGCCTGTCAGGCGCGCAGTCAGGCCCGAACCAGCACGCGCGGTCGTCTGCGGGACGCCCAGTTTGTCGCGCAAGTCCTAAAAGAAGTGGCCGACTCCAGCGCCATCATCGCCCAAGCCCTCAATTGGAAGCCAGAAAGTTCGGCCGTCGTGTTCAGGGTCTTCAACAGGCGCCGCCATTTCCTCAAGGCCGCCGAGTTCTACCGATGGGTCACGGGCCAGTGGTTTATCCCGCCCGAGAGCACAGCCGCCGACGTCGAGTCGATCATGTCGGCCGGCGATGACCTCGCCAAACTGTTGCTGACCCCGATAAAGCGCCAAATATACGAGGCCATGAGGAAGTGCGGGTGGAAAGTCCACTTCGGAATCGACTGGGGCAGCCATGACCCGGCCGTTTGCGTGGTGGTCGGGTATCACAAGCCGTCCCGTCGGATGGCCGTCCTGCATGTCGAGGCCATGACCGGTTACCCGAATGAGGACTGGGCCAAATATGTGGCCGCCAGCGCGTGGATCAATTATCCGGGCGACCTCGTGTGCCCCGACATGGAAGACCCGAATGGTCCTATTTATTTCGGGAGGTTACACATTCCGTGCCACGACAAGAAGCCCCCCAAGATTGCCCCGGGCGTCTCGCAGATCAGATCGTTCCTGTGGAACCCGATCACCCAGAAAGAGCACTTCGCAATGCTGGACGACGGCGACATGGGGATGAATCGGTGGTGCGCCGAGTGCATGGAGAAATGGACATACAAAAAGACCGTAATTGGCTACGATTACGCCCACTTCGAGGACAACCAATACACCCATCCAATCGATGCGCTCCGCTACGCAGCGGACCCGTGGATCGAGGATGCGTCAGTGTCGATCCGATCGTTTCAGCCCAAGTCTGAGGCACAATCCGAGGTGGCCGCCGCGTTGGGCGACAAGGAAGAGCAGGAAAAGCGCAAACAGATAGCCACCTTACAGTCGCAACTGACCGAACACTTCTCCATGGAACACGGCGTCGATGTCCCATTCGGGAAACCGAAACAGCCGAAGGGCACTGGGTCGCCGGCAGAACAACAGCGGGGCTGGACCCCCCTCACCATTGACCCGAACAGGTTCGTTGCTCCCGAGGTCGATCCCATGGCGGCAGAGGAGCTGCCGACGGTTCCGAAGGGTCGGATTCGGTTTAGGTTTTGAGTGGGGTAAAATGGTAGATGCCATGGAAGATAAATTTTGTAAATTTTGCCAGCAAGTGTACCCGGTCGGGTCGGACCATTGGTCTCCAAGTAAGGGACCAAATGGTAAGATTTACCTTCGGTGTAAACTGCAATTCGCTAAAAGTGTTCATAAAAGTAGAGAATTACATCGACAAGAAATTCGCGATAGGGACAATGAGCGGCGAAGACTGAATCCAGAAAAGGCGAGACTAAGTTGTCGGGAGTCTTACGTCAGGTGTCGAGATCAAAGAATTCGAGATCACGAAAACTGGAAAAACGATAATTTGGACCACGCGAGAGAGTACCACGCGAAATATACCCTTGGTCGATATCACGCCGACCCTGAATACAGGATTGCCCATCTAATGCGCGGCATTATCACCAAGTCCCTCAAGAGAAGCGGACACGCAAAGAAAAGCCATAGTCGGGACTTGTTGGGATGCGATTGGGACTTTTTGAGAAAATTCCTAGAATCGAAGTTTTTGGCTGGAATGTCGTGGGAGAACCACGGAGACTGGCACATAGACCACATTCGTCCCATATCGTGGTTTGACTTGTCTGATTCCGAACAACTGAAAGCAGCTTTCCATTACGCTAACTTGCAACCTTTATGGAAAATCGATAACCTCAAAAAGGGCAATCGTTACGAGGGGTAACAATGAGTTATTTAAATTTGAACTTCGGAATTATTTGTTACGAGGACTCCAGCGTCACGAACCCAACCATACGGTCTCTGGACCAAACCCGCTCAATGCTGGGCATGGCGGTCACGAACGAACGGAGCGACAAGGTCGAGGCTCTCCAGCCGGGTGAATCCCAGTTGGTCGTCACGACCGCCCGAGCGATCCTTCAGGACCTGACCACCGAATACCAACTCTGGCAACCAAGCATCGCCGACCAGACCTTTCGGCTCGAAGCGACCGGCACCGGCACGGCTCCCGCATTCCGCACGGCCCGCGCCATTGGGGTCGACGCGACCACCGTGATTACGATGTCGCGCGTCAATTCCGCGACCGTCAGGATCGCCTCGTCTGCCGGCACCGCCCTCAATTCAGCCACCGTTCAGGTAGGCGATTTCGTCAAGTTCGAGAAAACGAACGACACGTTCACGAGCCTGTTCTCTGGCGCCAACCAAGGGATCATGTTCCGGGTTGTGGCCAAGGGTACTGGATTTGTTGATGTTTTAGACAACGGCGGCGCCTCGATCGATCCGCCCACGGCCCTTGGCGGCGATTTCGCAACCCAGATGAAGGTGTTGTCGCCCGGCCCAGTCGCGATCGGCGACACCCTCGAACTCGTCGGCATCAACATCAACAATGTCGGCAAATACCAAGTGGTTGGCCTGTCCAACACATATCTGGACGTTGTCGCGCCGCTAGGCGTGGAAGAGATTTTCGTGGGAAGCCAAAGCGTTCGGGTGTACGACCGACTGATCGGGTTCCTTTATGTTCGCGCCAACGGGCCGATCAGCCTGAAGATCGATGACCAAACAGTTCCTACACGGTTGGCGAGGTTGAACCCCCACGAGGTAATCTTCCTCGGGACGGTTCAGGCGTATAAGGTCGAGGTCGTCAATGATGGCGTGTCGCCGGTCGCAGCGACCGTTTTTCACGCATCCGTTTGTTAATGGTTGTAAAGCTCCACAAAGGGGTGTAAACTAGCGGTATGGCTATTACAAAAAACAAACCACAGCGTGGCATCAGGTTTACCTCTAGTCCGACGGGCCCCGACGACAGTCAGATGAACATGAATCTGATGGTCAGTACGCTCCGGTCAAGCCTATCGGGTGGCCAAGAACCCCTTAACAAGACTGTCAAAAGTCAGACTGTCCGCACCGACATCAAAGAAAAGTACGACAACAATAAGGTCGTGTTCTCGACCCGTGAATACTCCGAGATCACCGAGAACGTCTGGACCAAAGGGTGGAGGCGAGTATCGGACCCGGAACAGCGGGAACTCTCGATCCTCGACCCATACCTGTCCGCCATCATCAGCACGCGCGTGTCCCAAGGGGCCGCCTGCTCGTACCCATCCGAATCCAAGTACGACAAGGGCTGTCGCATCTCCGACCTCAATCCGCCCGTCCGCGATGATTACGAGAACGCAGACGAATTCGATAAGGCTTGTGCGATCCGGACGGCCCAACAGGAGGCGATCCTCAGTTGGGTGCTGACGTGCGGGACCAAAGACGAAGACGTTCTCAATTCGGTGTTCGCGAACGGCGACCTGTTCTTCAAGCATTGTAATTTCCGACGATTCGTTGAGGGACAAATCCGCAATATCATGACCTTTGGCCGTTGCGGTACTCAGGTACTTCGTTCCGAAGACGGAGTCCCGGTCCTGTTTCGTCCGGTCCCGATCGAGACCATATTTAATGCGGTTCACGGCGAGGACGTGACGCTGTCCAATACCCGCGACACGATGGAACAGTCCGAGTCAGACGTCAAGCTGTACAACGAGATCAAGCCAGAAGAGAAGCCGGCCGCCTATATCCAGAAAATTAACGGCCAGAACGTCAATTTTTACTCCGAGGATGAACTCAAAGTCTGGCACTGGCAGTTTCAGGCGCTGTTCGGGTTGAACGGTTATCCGTTGAGCCCGATCGAACTCACCATCTTCATGGTGTTCGTCCATCAGCAAACGCTCGGCTACTTGCGCAACCAGTTCGTCAAGGGGATGGCCGCCAAAGGGCTGCTTTGCCTCGAATCGACCAACGCGGCCGTTGAGTTGAGTCCGGCCGACCTCGATGAGTTCCGCCGCCAGTTCCATAACTTCGCGACCAGAAACGACAATTCGGCGGTCATGCCGGTCATCAGCGGCCCCATCAAGGCCAATTTCATCCAACTGTCACCCAGCCCCCGCGACATGGAATTCTTGCAGGTAGAGGAGCACGTCATCCGCGCCCTTTGCAGCGCGTTCCAGATCAGCCCCCAAGAGATGGGCTACGGGCACTTGAGTCTCCCACAAGGCGGCCTGAACAGCGGGAACAAGCAGGAAGACATCATCCGTGGCGAAGAGCGCGGTCTCAGGCAAGTCCTCGACATCGTATTCGACGGCGTCAATGACATCATATATGAGAATTTCCCCGAAGCTCGGGACAATTTTCGTTTGGGTTATGTTGGCGTCGGGGAAGAAACGCGCGACGCGGCCGTCCAACGACAGTCGGCGGAACTGACGACGACCGCTACAATGAACTCGTTGTGGTCCGACTCCGAGAAGACCGATGCGTTCCCGTTCGCCGGCGACGCCCCGCTGAACCCCCAGTTCAACACCTTGATTGCCGCCAAGATGTTCTATGGGGAATACCGCGAGCACTTCTTTGGTGATGAGGGCGCGTCCAAGAAGCCCGAATACCGATTCCTCATGGACCCGAACCTCAATCAGGCGTACCAGCAGCTTTTGGTCCAGCCGGTGGCTGAACAGCGCCAACAGGCCGAGATGCAAAACAAAATGATGGCGCAACAGATGCAACAACAACAGCTCCAAGCCCAGATGGCCGCGCAAGGCGGTCAACCCGGTGCCGAGGGTGCTCCACAAGAAGGCCAGCCGCAAGAACAGGTGCCCGACCACGCCGCAGCGCCCGAGCCAGAGGCCAAGCCGGAAGCTCCAGCCGAGCCGGCCGAGAAGTCGGAAGAGCCGATCAGCCTTCGCGAGAAATTCCTAGAAGTGCAGGGACTTAGGAAGTCCATGGGGAGTTATTTCGGAGCGTGGGTGGACGCCCATTACACCAAAGAAGAGTGATTTGTAGTCATATAGCTGTACAAAACGCCCCTTTGTGGCGCTGTATGACTTTCTTCGTCTGGCCCTAAAGTTTTTGAGATTCCCGCCGATAAGTGATATAGTGTGGTTGGCCATTGACGAAAGGAGTCACCATGAACTTGTGCGAAGCCCTCGAGAAAAGCCGATACGTGACCACCCCAGCTCGCGGCGGATTCATAACGCCCGCCCGCGACCCGATCGACGGCTTTCAGCGCGTCGTGATCGATCACGAAACCGGCCTATTCTATTCGCAGTCCTATCGGATCGATTTGGAAGACCTCAAGTCGGATGATTGGGTTCCCTGCTCCGTTGAAATCTCGTATTTGCCCCTCGACGGGAGCGACGGCGAAGCGCCGGCCAACGCGGCCCCGACTGGAAAATATGAGGACTGGGACGAAGGAGACGACGAACCAGAGCCGGGGATGGTCGACGTCTCCGTCGATATTTCGTCCGATTGACATCCGCCCGAAACCCCGATAATATGAATTGTGGGCGCATCGGCGCCGACGAGGATTATTACATCGGAGGAAACATGAAAAAGGGCACAATTGCACTAGATTTTGACGACGTCCTGTACGATGCCGATGTCGTCAGTCGGGCCCTTGTAGAGCACGGCATCGACCCCGATACCGTCCGGTCGTGGGAGATGAAGGAAGTCCCGCCCGACATCGTCAAGATCATCAGGGAGCGATTCCACAAACCCGAATACATGTGCGATCCCGAGGGGTTGATACCAGAGTCCCTCGTGGCCGTCCGCCGTCTGGCCCGCTTGGGCTATAGGCTGATTGTCGTGACGTGCCGAGCCCACGAAATAGCCGACGAGACCCGCGCGCTCATCGCGAAGTTCTGCCCGGATGTTTCCGAAGTGTTCGTCATCGGCTTGGGCGGCAACAAGGTCGCGACCCTCAAGGCACAGGAAGCCATATTGCTGATCGACGACGGCCCCCACAACATCGAGGCGGTCGACGAGGTCGGCATCCCGTTCGTACTCATATCGAATCGCAAGACCACCTACAACCACAAGCTGGCCAAACGGCTGCGCCGCCGTGTCGGCACCGGGTTGGTCGCCGCAAGCCTATCGGTTGTGGTGTCGTGGTTCCAGAGGCGGAAGCCGACCATTACCGATTACGAGGTACGTGAACAAATTTGGAGGGAGTATGAGCACGGCAGCAAACATCTATAATCTCACGAAAAAGACGTATTTCTATCTGGATCATGCGTATTGGCTGTCGTGCCCGATCCAAACCCTATTGACGTCGAATCAGCTATTTGTCGCGGTCGTCAACGACATGAAGGAGTGTGACGTGCCGTGGCTGAGATCGCTGAGATCGTTGCTATCCTACATCGAGCCCAAATGTGTGTACATCATCATACACGACACCGACTGGGACTTCCGAGATGTTTTTGATGACTATACCGAAGCAAAGGGCGCGGAATGACAGACAAAATTGAAGTCGCGTGTTCGTGCGAGTGCGAGTGCGAGTGCGAGTGCGAGTGCGACGTTTGTGCGGAGAATCGGGCATCTGAGAAAAAGTATCGCCTGCTGTTTAACACGGCCCGCGATGCCATCTTCGTGGGGGACGCCAAAACCGGGATCATTCTCGATTGTAATCCCGCCGCCGAAAAACTAATGGGGAAGAATAGGGGCGAGATTGTCGGACAACACCAGAGTTCACTTCACCCCAAGGCCATCTTGATAAACGGGTTAAGCCCGACCTTCCGCGAACATCGGCATGGCGGTCCCAATTTATTGACAGAGGATAAAATCATCACGTCCAGCGGGGAGATCAGGGACGTGATGATTAGTGGTAGTGTCGCCGAGTGGGGCGGACGGACAGTCATTCAGGGGATTTTTCGGGACATAACTGAGCAAAGGCTCGCCGGGGCCAGATTGTTCGAGAGCGAAGAGAGGCACCGAGCCTTATTCCAACTGTCGCGAGATGCGCTCATGGTTCTGTGCCCTCCGTCGTGGACGTTCACGGATGCGAATCCCTCCACGGTTGAGATGTTCGGGTCGGCGACAAAGGCGGCTTTTTGTGCTCGGGCTCCATGGGAAATATCGCCCGAGCGCCAGCCAGATGGCCGCCTATCTGCGGAAAAAGCGAAGGAAATGATTGACATGGCCGTGCTCGTCGGCGTCAGTCATTTTGATTGGATGCACATGAATTTCGCTGGTCGGCAATTTCCGTGCGTGGTCACTTTGATGAGAATGGAGTCAGCCGGAAAACAATTTTTGCAAGCTAGGGTGAGGGATGTGACCGACCTGAAGAATGCCGAGAGGAAGGCCGCCATGGCCCAAACCCAACTCCTCCATTCAGAGAAACTGGCGTCGATCGGGACACTGGCCGCCGGCGTTGCCCACGAGATCAATAACCCGCTAACGATCGTCGCCGGCATGAGCGCCATCCTCGACAAACGAATGAAGAAGGTCGTCGCGACCGAGTCGCTGCCGGAGTTGTTGACTTTGCTGGACAAACTGCGCGCCGCAGCCGATCGCATCGGAAAGATCGTGAACGGTCTTCGCCAATATGCCCGCCTCGACACTGAGGATATCAGCAAGGTGGACCTGCACAAGGCAATCGACGACACCTTGAATCTGATCAGGCCAATTTACAGCAAGGGCGGGCTTTCCATCGAGACCGATTTCGCGAGCGCGGGGGGCGTGATTGACGGGAACGGCGGGAAGTTACAGCAAGTATTGGTGAATCTCTTATCCAACTCCAAGGACGCGACAGAAGGCCGTGCCGACGCCCTGATCAGGATCGAGACCGCCGACGAGGGCGAATCCGTTGTGCTGCGTTTTTCCGACAACGGCTCCGGAATAGCCCCACACCATTTGGCCACGATTTTTGATGCGTTCTTCACGACCAAAGACCCCGGCAAGGGGACTGGGCTCGGGCTGTCCATCTCTCACGCCATCATAGAGTCGTTTGGGGGGACGATCTCGGTCGAGAGCGAGATCGGCAAGGGCACCACGTTTATTATCCGGTTGGTCGCGGCCGATGTTGACAAACCCGAAGGGGAGTGAGAAGATTGGATCGGGTGGGTGCTTGATAACCCGAACCGCGAAAGCGGGATAGGACGGAAGCTTAATTGACCTCGAAAAGGGTCAGCCCGCCACACAAAAGGAGAGACACATGTTCAACGGCCCAGATTACGACCCAAAACACGATTACGCCCGTCTGCGGGGCCAGCACGAACGGGTTCGTGATTTAATGTTGGGCGGGGATTGGTACACATTGAGCGAAATCTCCGAAAAAATTGGCGATCCCCCGGCATCCATATCGGCCCAGTTGCGTCATTTAAGAAAAGAGCGTTTCGGGGGCTTCGTTGTCGAAAAACGCTGTCGCGGCGATAGGGGGTCTGGCCTGTATGAGTACCGCGTTCTTGACCCAAAAGAGGCCGCCTGATGGTCGAGATTACCCATTACCCATTACACACGAAGGGGGGACACATGTTCGTGAATAACAATTTTGACGCTCAAAAATCAGAAGAGTTGAAAAATGAAGGCATTGCGCGAGCAATTTCGGGTCACAAGGGGGATTTGGAGTTGGCAAGGAAAATCGCGAAGACGATTGCTGAATCTAACGAATCCAATGAGTGCGATGCAGACAAGGTTCAGGCTGTTCTAATAGACATGAATATCAATTTAGGTAATGCCGCTGGTGGATTATTTCGAGGCAAGGGATGGGATGGGAGTGGACTGGCCGGTTTGTTTTGAGTCAACGGGTTTGCTCCCATCAGAATTTATTGAGGGTATGGAGGCTCCGAAAGGCGTAACCTGCCTTTGAGTGGTTGTCTTGGGGTTTGGAGAAAACCTCGGTCTGACGCGGTCCTGCCGGACGGATCGCCCCTCTGGTCGTAGGGTGTCGGGCATCCCGAACAACGGACTGGGCACCCCTTGCCTCATGCCCCCAATTGTACTGGGGAAGTAAGCGTGTAACGCGGGCGCACGTCACCTGTGCGGCTTTACCGGGGTCCGGAGTGGTGAGTGGCGGACCCGCTGGGGTTCAACCCAAGGGAGTCGGAATGAAAATCACGCTGTATCCAGAGGGTTGTTGCGACGAATGCAATGATATTGTCCATGTCCACATGGATTGCCCGGATTGCCATGACCCGGACGCCCCGACTAGTTTATACGGTTCGGGTCCATGGGATCAGGATGAGGGTTTTGAACTGACGTGCGAGGGCTGTCGCGCTACATTCAAGTTGACAAAAAAGACAATCGGTATGGACGACTACGAGTGGGAACGGGTTGGGGCTCAAGTTTTGCCAATTCGCGCTGATAAGTAATGTGAGGCCATCGTGGCCAATACCCAAAACGGGTACGATCGAACCCAGAACGGGAACAAACTGATGAATGTCGATAATATTATTAGTCAAATGACCTGTGACGCGTCTCACGATAACGAGACCGACCTGTGGTATTACACTATCTATTGGATGGGCCACAAGGAGATTGATGATTGTGCCTGTAGCGAGTACGGGTCTGACGTGTGGATCGCGATCCACAAAAAGCGCATTGCGGAGAGGATTGTCAGCGAGTACAATACCATCAAGCTGGTGACACGATGCGGGTGTTCGCGGTACGTGACTCACAAACCATCAAACTGCCGCGATTACGTTGTGCCTCTTTGTAATCATGGTCGCACAACGCTCGGTAGCCCGGTGGACCTTTCGGAATTTGTACGTTTTGATCAGCGACATTTTGTTTTTAATGGGGAAACCGAAGGCGAACACAAACTTATCCGAATTTTTGAGGAGAAACAATGAGATACCCGAAAGCAATGCGTGAGGCCCAGAAGACCGACAAGCCGAGCCGTTATCCGAAGGGCGACGCCCAAGACCTTCGCAAACTGGTGTTGCTGGCCGCCGCCCACAATGCGGCCGATCTCCGCGACGTCAAGCGGCGCCAACTCCGCGCCGAGCGGGCCGACGCCCGCCGCCTCGCGGCCGCCCAACAGGCCGAAGCCCGTCTCGCCCGATTGCCGCTAGACGCAATCAAGCAGGCCGAGCACCGCGAAGAAATGTCCAAGCAGTTCAGGACCACGCTCGAGGTGCTGGCCGGGCAAATCGTGGTCGCCAACTACAGACGTGACGTCAAGGGGGCCAAGAACGGCGCGCGCATCCTGAAGTCAATAGCGAAGCTGGCTGGCCGATACCTGACGCCGCACGAGATCGATGACGAGATCGCCAAGGGCGTCGCCCGGGCGAACGAGGCCATCAACCCGAAAGGGGCGACAAATGAAACGAAAGACACGACGGATAAGGTCGAAGGTGAGGCTGGAACGGTTGGCGCGGCCACAGACCAACCCTGACGCCGAGGCGTGGGACCACATGCAGAGCGGGTCAGTCATCCCCAACCCCATCGAGATCGGCAAGACCGTGATGGTCGGGTCAATTACGTCGCGCACGTTCTGGAGGACGACCGAAGTGACCGAGATCGTTGAGGATGTTGGCAAGAAGATCGTGTTTAAAACCGCGAACTCGACTTATCGGGTTCTTTGGCTAGACTGAGGTGCCTATGGTTCGCATTAGCAATTCCCCGTGTAGTTTGACCTTCAACCCTGCCGCACGCGAGAACGGCTATGACTTCAAGGCCGCGTGGGTCGTTCCGGAGTGGGGCCAGATTACCGTGGGCCAGTGGACGAATTTGCTGCTGTTTACCCACCCGTCGCTATTGTACTCGCCCCGCCCGGAAGCCGCACAGGCGGCCAAAAAGCGGCTCGGCACAACCCAGTGCGTGTATAGGTTCAATGTGGTGGACCGAAACGGCAAAAGCCTGCGGATGTCAGCGACATTGGGTACAAAATCGTTTTACAAGTGGACGTGGTTCGAGTGCTTCATCAAGAGTCCGTTTTTGCGGGTGTGCGCGAAGCTCAAGAACCGGAGATTACGCCACAAATGAGCCAAAAACGAACAATTAAGTGCGGTCGGCTGGTTCGCGGCCCAAACGGTCGCTACCTCTGTCGTTATTGCGGGACGGAAGTCCCGCCGTCGCGCAAGACGTTCTGTTCGGAGGCGTGTATCCACGAGTGGAAGCTCCGGTCGGACCCCGGCTATGCCAAGACCAAGGTGTACCGCCGGGACAATGGAATCTGTTGCCTGTGCGGGCTCGACACCGACGCCCTGACCGACCAATTCAACAAATGCAAGATGGCCTTCGAGAAGAAGCTCGGGCACTTCTTGCTGCTCTCGGTGCAGCCGAACCGCGCGATCGATAAAATCAAAGAGCTGATCGCGGCTGGCACGTTCACGCCAGCCGCCGAGACGAAAATGGTGGAGTGGATCGATCTGATCGTCAAGTACCCGTGGGCCCACAAGGCACTCCGAGGTACGAGAAGGTGCCTGTGGGACATGGACCACACGACGCCGGTCATTGAGGATGGTGGCCAGTGCGGGCTCGATAACCTAAGAACCCTTTGTATCGCCTGCCATCTAGTTGAAACGCAATTGTTGCGGAAACGTCTCCGCGATAAAAAAGTGTTGACTCTGGAGCCCATTCTGTGATGTACTAGGAATGTGGTGGTCTTTTGTTTGTGTTGGTCTCTGGGAGGGTTACTCGGTAACCCTCCCTTTTTCTATTGACCTTGCCTCTAACCCACGGTACAATATAGATAAGTAGAGGAGATTTTATGGGCATCATGGGGAATGGCGGGCGGCGCCCGTTGCGGGAACTGTACGCATTCGATACACCGACGGCGAAACAGGCGGTTTCCGAATCGGAGTTCCAAGAAACCCATTATATCTGCACCTTTACCAAAAGGATCGCCGATGCGGTCAGGGAAATGGTCGATGCCACCCCCGACGAAACCGAGACCATGGCCGTCGCGGCCGTCGCGCTGATGTCATCCGCTGGCGAACTTATCGGGTTACTCGGGGAGTACGACCGGCAGCTTGCCGACCGGGCGCTGGAACTTGGGCTTAACAGATTCGACACGAAACGGAAGGAGCTGGTATGACAGACACGAATATCGACCTAGAAAAAGCTGGCCTTATCGGAAACGCGGAAGAGGCGGAACGACGGGTGACCAGCAACGAGGAGTTCCTCGAACGAATTGATCAGGCACTCGCTGGATTCATGTTTGCTGTTCACACATTGACGGAACGGGTCGGTCGGTGTGAATTGTACCTGTCGTACTTTCTCCAAAAAGACCCCGTACTGGCGGCAAAAATTGCTGCTATGGCGAATGTCGCCGAGATAGGAACGGAGCCCAATGAGGGAACAGAAAAGTAAATTTAGTGAGGTTTGCCCCCGCCGACTCGACGGCCCCCCGTGTGAGGCGTGCCCGGCCGCTCTGGAGAGGATCAGCGCGATCAAGGCCGAGGGGCCGATATCAAAGTGTCGAGTTGAGGTCGACACTTTGCCCGGTTGCCCGTGGTACATCGCAAGCTCTGATTGTAGCTACTGTTTTTGGGTCTACGCCCAAACGCTTCACGGTTCGCCTGCGTCCGACAAGGAAATCTGCGACCTCGTCCTCATCAACGCACAAAGCCTCGGAAAGATCATAGAATCGGCGCTCGAGACATTGCGGCTCCCAGAGCACCGAGAGCTTCTGATTGCGCTGATGGAAACGGTGGCTGATCTGTGCGGGGGCGCCCAAGGGCTCGACCTCACCATGTACCTGCCGGCCGAATACAAGACGGCCATCACGGACGCCGTGGCGCTGCCGCCCACAGTGACGCCAGAGGGCCCAACCGTCAAGAGAAAGCACCCCACTGGCCTGCCGCTTCACCGCGACGGGCAAAAGGTCGACCTGTACGGACTCTATTCGCGCAAATCGTTAGGGGTCGTTCACGAAGAGAAAATGAAACAAGATGAAAAAACTGACACCGATAAGAAAAATACTGAAGAAGGATGATCTGGCACACGGCAGACATGTCGATTTCCTTGAAACAATCGAGGAAATGTCGATGAAGGCGTTCGACCATGTGATGGACCGGATGGTACGGGCAATCATCGCGCGGCTGAAGCAGCCTGCGACCGCCACGCTCAAAAAGGCGGACGATCTGAAGCGCGGGTGGACCGGCGCAATCCCGAAGGCCGATCTGGATATCGGCAGCACCATCGACGAGTTGATGGAACAGTACACGTCGGCGCTCCGGTGGATTCTGCTTGGTGACGCGGCTGGCCGCGACGCCCGCGTCTCAGCAAAGCTGATGGGTCTGGAAGAGTTTGTGGTGCCCGGTATCGTGCCGGCCGCCTACATGGATTCGCTCGACACCCATCGTCAACATTACGAGGACATCTTTGGAACCGAGCCGGCCCCAATCAACAAGGGCCTGATAGGAGCATCGCTCAAGCAAATCTCGACCCGAACTGGTCGATTCATGGACGAGGCCGAGATCAAGATGCAGAACAGGCTCGTGGAGGTCGTCGAGGTGGCTATACGGGCAGCCCACGAAGCCACCATAGCGTCGATCCACCAGACCGCCCATGACCTCATGGGTGAAGGGGCAAAGCCCAAGGCGGCCCTTGACGAGGCGATCGAGCAGGACGCCCCCGGTAAGATTCCGGTTGCCGGCATTTCCCGCGCCCTCAAGGAAGCGATCGAGCGGTATCGCCCCGAATGGCAGTTGATGACCCGCACCGACACCAATTTGGCGTCGGCGGTCGGCACCCACCAGTCGCTGGTCGAGACGTTCGGGCGCCAAGACGACACCCTGCGGATCGCGTGGTTCGCGTTCCGGGACGAGAAGACATGTAATTTCTGTTCGGTCGCGGCCCGCCGACTAGACGGGTCATTCAAGATTTACCAAATCAGCGACTTCCAGCCCGCCGGCTTCAACCTGTCGCTCAAAAAGAAGGATTGGGTTCTGTCGATTCCGCCAGCCCACTACAATTGCCGGTGCCAGCTCATTTACATTCCGCCCGGGTTCGACATCGACGACAACGGCAACATCAGACCCAAGGCCGCGTAACATTAGGCTTTACCAGTGATGACCTTGTAGCAGTTTACCGATTCCAGAGTGTCTGCGGAAAAGCGGTAAGCTGCCCCGTCCTCTCCCTTGAGCCACACGGACTCGCTGCTGTACTTTGTCAGCCGATAGATGCTCTCGGTCCCGTCGTCGTTTTCGACGGTAATGTTGTCGCCGATATCAATCCCGTCGCTATCGACCAACAAGTCCCATTCGTTTCTCATCGCTTCCCCCGGTTCATAAGTTGACGACTCTGTGGTTGTCCGGGTTGATTTTATCAAAGAGTGCTCGTCGCTTCTCTCCAGCTCGCTCAAATTGCCCATATCCCCTGATCTCGAAGTTGATGACGACCGCATTGGTTTTTCCCTCAAGTAGACGAAGTACGCGCCCGAGCGCCTGCAACGTAACAATATCGCTAGAATTCTGGGTACACAGGAACAGCATATCGGCACTCGGTATGTCCAAACCCTCTGATATTAATGAAGAATTGGCCAATAAGATGCGCTCCTCGCCCTTCTTGAACCGATAGATGGGCGCTTTTGATTTCTTGCCGGCCTGCGCGGACGCTACATTCATCTCGATCGAGTCCTTACAGAACTCGCGCAACCGTTTGCACGACTCGACCGTCTTGTAGACAATGATGGGGCGCCGGCCCTTCGCGAGTCCGGCGGCCAACTTCTCGCGCAAGAACACCATCGATTCGTAGCAGTTGGCTAGGATTTTGTAGGCGCTGGCGGCAGGGACATGGTCGGGCAGGTGAATCTTCTTGCCCTTGTTCGCCCCGTAGGTCCAAATCGGATTGATGACGACCGTGAAGACATGGAACGGCGAAAGCCAGTTGTTCTCGATGCCCCACCTAACGTCGCGAGAATACACGATTGGCCCGACAAATGCGTGGATTGCCATGTCGAGGCCGTCCGACCTGAATGCCGTGGCCGTGAAGCTGTAGACGTACTCGGCCTCGCTCGCGCCCGCCAACAGCCGCATCCATGTCGCCGCCGGACTGTGATGGGCCTCGTCCAGCAAGACGACGTGGGGAATGTCCGAGAACCCTTGGGCCGACTGGATGGTCGTGACCAAGATGTCCCAACCGGGCTTGGCCTGTCGACCACCGCCCTGCGCGGTCGTATTTTCGTGCAACCCCTTCATTTCATCAAGCATTTGGATAACTAACAGCTCGGTTGGCACGACAATCATGACCCGCTTGCCGGCCTTGACACCGGCAAGCGCAATCGACTCAATTAATTTGGACTTGCCCAGACCGGTCGCCAGTTCGATAACCCCGCGTTTATGCTTATAAAGTTCATTTAAGGCTTCAACTTGGTATGGGCGCGTCTCGCACGCCGGCAGGATATAGGGGGCCAACTGGGTGTTGACGTGCTCGTTGCCGACAATCGACGCGCAAAGGAACCACATGCCCGGCGGGATGACCAAATGCTCGTCCTCTTCGGTATAGAGGTAAATGATCTGATTCGGTTCCAACTCGGCGAGATCGCCAGACAATTTCTCGATCTTGTCTAGCGCGATCTGGAGTTTCTTGGCGGCATCGCTGCTATCCGCGAACTGCGAATTCCTAATGGAATCGCGGACTTCGGCCCAGTGGGTGATCTTTTTCTTGAGGTGGCGGACTTGCCAGATCACCCCTTCGTCCCGAATCGTCAACGCTTTTTTGATTTGGGCGAGGTTCGGGCCGGTCACCAACAATTCCATGTTGGATCGGTAGCGGCCAACGGTCCCGGGTATGACATCGAAATTGATTTTCCTCACAAAACCTCCTGTCTCCACACCACTTACTCCACCGTACAACAACTTGACCTTCTCGTCAATCAGTGTAAAATTGAAATATGGAGGGACTGGAATGCTAACAGCAGACATTGGCTACTTCCTGAGAGATTACAGCAATTTCCCGTGGGGCGTCATGGGGATCGATTTCCCCGGTGTCGGACCACTCATCTGCTACATGTGCCGGGCGGCGCGCACGTTTTGCCCCGCCGACGAGTGCAAATACATGAATTCGATGACCCATTCGGACTTAGACCGTTTCGGGCTCGACCCGGCCGCCAAAACGATCCATTCGATCCATGATTTTGTAGACGCGACAGGCGAACCCGGCACCGCTCAAGGCAAGGCCAGAGCCATGGTGGACTGGCTTCGCCGCCAGCAGGACTTCAAGGTTCTATTACAACAGCAGCTTGACGCACTATATAGGAATGGGGTATTATCAATAGAAGAAGGACTTTCTACTAGGAGCGGCCGTGACTAAGAAATTTTTTGTATATTTCAAGAATTCGCCCGCTGCCTTAGATTCATTTGTAAGGCAAGACGGCCACATGACGATCATGAAGGATGGGGTCAGGCCGATGGGCGCGACTCGGGCCGCCCGACTGACGGTGTTGGTGAATGAGGTCTCAGTGGTGTCCGACCGAGATCGCGAGCGCAACCTCGTGAATCTATTGGACGAACTCCAATCCAGCGGCCAGATCATAATGTACAATCGGGGCGTTATATGAGCACCATGAGGCACAGGAAGCCGAAGGAACCGAAGGCCGACCGGCGAGAGGAATTGGCGTATTGGTTCAATAATGACATGCACCTGACTAATAGGCTCGTTTATCTCGGGAGTCCGGGTCGCGACAACGACGAATCCACTTGTGTGACAGGAGCGGTTTCGGCCACAATAATGAAGGGTTTGCTCGCGCTCGAAACCGAAGACCCGACCAAGCCCATCAGCATTATAATGAACACGACCGGCGGCGTCCTGTACGACGCAATGGCCATCTACGACATGATAAAGGCGATTTCGTGTCCGATCGTCGTCAGGGCGTTCGGGGCGTGCATGTCGGCCGGGACCATCATCCTTCAGGCCGCAGATGAGCGCGTCTTGGCCCCGAATGTATCGTTCATGATCCACGACGGAACGGATGGGTACGACGGGGGCGCGCGAGACTTCGAGCGGTGGGGCGTCGAGTGCAAGCGCCAACGATTCAAGATGTATGAGATTTTTGCTCAACGGTCCGGCAGGCCGGTTAAATTTTGGGAGAAAGTGTGCGTGAACGACTCGATCATGTCTGCCGAGAAGGCGATTGAACTGGGGCTGGCAGACCGAATCCTTGAGTGCCCACAGACCAAACGTCCGCAAACTTAATGAGATTTTGTGCGAGTCTTTTTAAACAGTAAGTCATGGGTATTGTTGAGTTTAGTTCTTGGATTTGGTATTACTGGATTTACGCAACCACGTCAGTATCACGACCCCCGCCTTGGCCCATACATCCGATTCTTCGAGCAAACGTGCGGCATGTCTGCCGCCTCTGTAGCGATCGTCCTCATGCCAACCGAATTGGCAGACAAGGAATTTGTCGGGCTGTACGACCGGCAAAACAACAGAATCGAGTTGGCGGCCCCGTACTGGAGGGGCGCCGACGTAGTAATGAGGTATGAACTGGTCCTCCACGAACTCGGGCACGCCGTTTTAAATAAGGGCCACTCGTCAGACAAGAAGGCTATCATGCACGAATTCTTGCCGAACGTGAAGGTGCTCGACCCTGCCCGCCTGAAGGAACTTTGCACTCCCGATATATCCCCTTGACAACGTCCGCGCCGTGCCGTAAGATGAAATTTGCGGCATGGTGAAACGGTATCATGTCGGGGCTCATAACCCCGGGTTCCGAGTTCGATTCTCGGTGCCGCTACCACCTCCCCGCTGACTTACCTAATAAAATCACGAAGTTGAAAAAAAGTTTGATCGGGGGCTAAAGTTTTTCCGAGAAATGCCGATAAGGGTTATGTGAGTCGAGAGACGGTAAACATCAAAAAGGGGATACACCATGAAGAACAAATTTGGCCCATTTCTCTCCGAGGTCTTTGTCATCATCCGCGACGCAGACCGCCCAATCACGGCCGGCGAGGTGTTTCAGGTGTATGACAGCAACCATTCCGGCACCACCCGTTCACGCAACGAGGTCGCCAAGCGCGTCAGTGAGCTGGCTGGCTGCGGCGCGATCGCGTACTGCGGCAAGGAGCCGTGCGCGTTCTCGGGAGAAACGGTTTCGACATGGCAGGTGCCCCGTGGTGTGCGCCCAATTCTGTCGGACGTTCCGGCCGAACCCAAGGCGCCGACCTCAAAGACAAACGCTGCCGATTCCGACGATGATGATTGTGGCTGCGGTTGCGATTGTGGTCCCCATTGCGGTCCCGGCTGCGATTGTGGGTGCGAGGAAGAGGACGAGGACGAGAGCGCAAAATCCATGTTGGATAGCGACGACGTGGCCTTCCTTCGTCAGCTCTGTGCGTCCGCTCGCCTCTTGCGGTCGAATCCGTTGTCCCGCCTCCTGCCGGCCAACCTCAAGGCTCTGGTCGATCAGGCCGCGACGACGCTCGGTAAGTTCTGAACTAATCACGGACGATGAAATCGTGAGGCCACGGACGGCCCACCCCAACGGGAGAAAACATGAATTGCTTTGAAATTCTTGAGAAAATTGAACAAAACGGTAGCAAGAACGTGAAGCTCGGCCTATTGAACTCCGGACTCGAAGTGCCGGGCATGGCCTTCCTCGTGTGTGCTACGTTCGACTACCGCCGCAAATACTACGTCCGGGACTTGGCCGAGGTCGTGCCGGCCGATCCCGCCAAGAAGGTGCCCGATAGTCCGCGCGGCTGGCTCGCCCTGATCGAGTCGTTCGACGCCCAGCTCCAAGAACTCGAATCGTCCGGCAGGACACAGGAGACCAAGAATTCGGTTCGCGCATGGCTCGAGCAACAGGCCCCAGAAGCATCCAAGTGGTTCCGCCGCGTCATCCTGCGCGACCTTCGGTGTGGCTTTTCGGTCGACTCATGCGTCAAGGCCGGCTTCAAGATTCCGACTTTTGAGCTTCAATTGGCCACAGACGCGAAGAAATGCAAGAAACTCGAGGCGATCGTGAAGGCCGGCGTGTGGGTTTCCCGCAAGCTGGACGGCAACCGTTGCCTTGCCCACGGAATTGATGGGGTATTCACGCTTTATAGCCGCAACGGCACCGTCTACGAGAACTTTCCGATGATTCGGGCCGAATTGGCCCGATTATGGCCCGAAGGCGAGGTTTTGCTGGACGGCGAGATCATGTCGGATGACTTCCAGTCGATGCAGAAGAGCGCGTTCGCGAACAAGCGCAAGACCGTGGTAGGGGCCATCTACTACAACGTGTTCGACACAATCCCACCCGACGAATGGGCGGCGGTCGAGTTTTCGACGTGGTATAACGCCCGCTACCGGACCCTCACCGAGATATTCCAGACCCGCCAGAGTGAGATGGTTCGGCTGGTCGAGCACACCCTCGTCTTCACGATCGAGGAAGTCCGAAAACTTCAGGCCCAATACGAGGGCGAGGGGTTCGAGGGGGCGATGGTGAACCCGACTAACATGGAGTATTACCTCGGCCGACGTACCAATTCGGTCATGAAGTTCAAGTCGATGCTGACGTGGGACTGCGAGATCACTGGATTTCATGAAGGCAACGGCCGACTTGCCGGGACGCTTGGGAAGATGTCTGTCCGCCAAGAGAATGGGAATTTGTGCGATGTCGGGACGGGCCTATCGGACGAAGACCGCGAGTACATTTGGAAAAATCAGGATTTGGTGCGCGGCCGCATCGCGGAGATCAAGTATCAAGAGTTGACGCCGGACGGCATCATGCGGTTCCCGGTGTTCATGCGGTTCCGCAATTGGGAAGCAGGGGAGGGGAAATTGTGATGAAGGTTGCACGCACGCTCCTAGAAATCCAAAAGGAGATGGTTCTGCTTTTGCCACCCGAATTGCGGCCAGCGGCCATGGCCGAGGGGTGTGTTATCCACGCACTCATTATTGCGGCCGCCGCTCAGGCTCACCGGCTCGAAGAGCAAGTGGTCGAGATGTTCAATTCGGCGGCCGTTGATAGCAAGGCGTTAGCGACCTATCATGAGCAAATGGGGACTATTCTCGCGAAGGTCGTAAGCGTTTGTGACCGTAAATTCTAATTGCATCGGGCGAAAAGGTGTGTTAGGTTTAAAGTGGAGTTAAGAGGTGTTCGATAGTGTCGTTTAACAAACAAAGGGGAACAAAATGAAAGTGCTCGTGAAAGAAGTGGAAGGTCAGGGTCTTTTGTCGCTGATTGGGAAAAATGTGATTCTGTTCTGCATGAATTACATTTACTCGGGTACGCTCGTTGGCGTGAACGATACCGACGTGATTCTGGAAGACGCGGGAATCGTGTACGAGACCGGGGAACTCAGCGCCAAATCGTTCAAGGATTTCCAGCGGTTCGGCGTGGCCGAACACCGCATCCGAACGTCGGCGATCGAGTCCTACGGCGAACGCGCAAAATAATTGGCGTCGTGGTCGGGGTCGCGGTCGTGGTCGTTTCAATGAGGTCGCGCCGGGGGCGGGGTCGGGAGATAAGTGATGAGACCATCTAAACAAAAGGTTGGGTCGCGGTTGTGGTCGGGGTTGGGGTCGGGGGTATGGTTGTGGTCGAGATCGCGGTCGAGATCGCTGTTGGGGTCGCTGTTGTCGGGGGCGTGGTCGGGATAACGGGAGGTTGGCGATGAGGTCGCGTAAGCAAAAGCGTTTTGGGTGGCGGTCGCGATCGCGATCAGGGCTGGAGTCTCGGTCACAGTCGTGGTCGATGCTGGGGTCGTGGTCGGGGTGGGGATCGAGTTGGGCGTCGAAGTCGTGGCTGTGGTCGTGGTCCGGGACGCGGTCTTGCGCGTGTTCGGGAGGTGCGCGATGAGATCTGCTAAGCAAAAGTTCAGGTTGCGGTCGGGATCGTGGTCGGATACAAACAATTCATGATTGAGTGAGACCACTACTGTTCTTTTGATACCGAAAACCCCCTTCTCTGTTCGGTATGTCTCAACTCCAATCAGACCGTCATCTGCCAGAGATCGAAACCGGCGAGGTGGCGAGGGCTAAAGTTTTCCAGAGATATGCCGATAAGGGGTATGGAGGTGCGAGATGGGACAACTTGAGCCACTGACAAACCAAAACTTTCGGTACACCTTCACCTCAACCCCATTCACGGAGATCGACTCGCTTGAACCGGGATTGTACAATTGGATTGAGGGCAACGGCACGGTTGTCCTGCGCGTTGACCGTTGGGGCGGTATCAGGTTAGCCGACCAGACACCCGTCAATAACCTGAATCGGCTAGCCAAGGAGATAGGTCGTGAACGACTTCGATGTAGCCGTCGGACAGTTGAACAGGGGTAACGTCCTCTCGATCATCAGGTTTGTTGTTTTTGCTGCTCTTTTTGCCGCAACGGTGGCGTTCGTGTACAGCATGGCCTCAACGATTCCCGACCAAGTCGCCAAGATACTTAGCGTATCCGCCACTAAAGGCGTGTACCATATCATGGGGGTGATTAAGTGACTATTACCAAGACGATGAGTGCGTTGCTCGGTGCCCTGTTCTTCGGCGCGATGCTGCTTTCGGCCGAATTCCTCAACGCTGTTTCAACAAAGGACAAAATGGCACCCGGAGAGACGAGGGTGACGTGTTTCACGGCCGATGGCCGAAAGGTTGTGTCAACATCGACACAATTTAACATAGTCGTCCAACAAAAGCCGGACATTCAGGTAAAGGCACCGGATAGGTATGTCCTCCTGTATTCGATCGGGATGGGCACCAACTGCACGATCGAGCAGGGGCACGGCGACGCCCCGCCGCAGGCAGCACCCCAGACCATCGCGCCAGCCCGAATCGGTGCGTGACTCCCGCCCGCCAACATGCTAAAATCAAGGGTGGAAGATTATAGCATGGGGTCGGTATGGGTCTGGAAATCTACGGAATCGCCGCAAGCCAAAAGCTCGATAACGTTGGCGAAACGCTGATGATTGACGGGCTTGACGACTCCCGTATGCGGATTCTCTCTGACGAACACGGCGATGACGACGGAATTCTGCCATTTTTCCGCATCGTCGGTGCCATTAAGGTACACAAGAAAATCCATAACGAGCTAGAATGTACGGACGAATACCAGCGGCGCTGCTGGAGGTCCGTGCAATTGCCATTTCTGTATGTTGAAGGGGAGTTGGCTGATGATACCGGCCACCCCGACGCCCAATCGGCCGCCGCCCTGATCAAGTTCTGCCAAAGGCCAGAAGTTCCTCTGGCGTTGGGCCTGAGCATTGAGGGCGGGATCATGGAGCGTGGTGGTGCCGACAACAAGCAGTTGACCCGAACGCTCGCGACCGGCGCGGCCTTGACGGTCAAGCCGGCCAACGAGAGCTGCCGCCTTTTCATCAAAAGCGACCTACGAAAGTCCATGCCGTCGGCAGTTCCGCCGGCCAGATATTTCGAGGCGCTCCGTAAGTCGCAGGCCACGTCCAGCGTCTACGAGATCGCGCCCGAGTTGATGGTATATTACAAGCTGGAATCATTGAAGAAAAGCCTACTCGACTACGCAGGCGGGTTCACCGAAGTCCGGTGTAACGGCTGCGGCAAGGGTATGCGCTTCTTCAAGGCCGGGAAAGTTCCGAATGGCTGTCAAGAATGTGGCGAGAACTTCTCGCTTTCTCAAATCTGGAAAGCCCTGAATAAATAAGGAGTTATCATGTCGAGCATTTTTATCGGAAAGAGGGGGCTTCGGCTCAAGTATGCAGACCTGACGTCCCTCGATTTGGCCTCGGCCATCGATACGTCAACCGCTGTGCTACTTGATACCCTGAAATGTTCTGGAATCATTTGTCTTTTCGACAATTCGTTGGATCAGTATTGCGTCGTCAGCGTGGTTCACCCCGAAGCCGACCCGTCCGATCCGGCCCAGCGGCTCGTCATGTTCGAGCTGCCCTGCCAACGCCTACTCAATTTTTCGCTTCAGGGTGCCCCGCAGCTAGAGTTTGATCCGGGAACCCACGTTTATATTCACCGAGACCCCACCGCGCCGCCGACATGTGGAAAAGTTCGGCTGCTCTATTGGGGATAATTTCATGGTGGGGTCACGATGTCGGGTAATCTCATTAGACGTGATCCATGCGAGGCGCTCATGGGGACAGGATGGAATGGTGGTTGTAGTCCGTGCGGCTCGTTCGTAAACGGGAACGCGACCCAAACCGTTTTCACCGTGTTTGACGAACGCCTTGGGGTTGCGGCCGGCGTCACGGCCGACGTACTGACGTACCCGATTCCTGTCGGCTCCAGCATCGTGTTGGTTCGGGTCGAGTTTACCGGGTCAAACATCGGAACGTATCGGCTGTATTTCGACTCGAATTTAACTGCGGCCTATCGGACTTGGTTCAACGGCCCGATGTCTGGCGATTGGGACTTCAGTTGTCCCCAGTTGGGCGGGCTGCGGGTGCAAGGGGGAACCGTCATTCGGGTCAAGGTGTTGCATAATCGCCCGTATGTTGGTGATTTCCATGCAAGATTAGAAGGAATCGTTCTACAAACGGTGCCATAAGGAGAACGACATGTCTGCCCCAAAAACTGAACTGAAGCGCGTAGAGGTCGAACTTAGTAGAGTGTCGAGCGCCAAGATGGAAATGGAACTCAAGATCATCGAGCGGCTCGATGAAATCGAGAAGATGCAGGACCACATTAAGGTCCAAGAGGCCCGTGAGCGTGAGCTTATGGAGAAGATCAAGGAAATTAAATTGACGATCGTGTGATAAAATATTTGATGAACAAGTGTACCACGAGGCTCCACCGAACGCAAGGAAGAAACTATGGCTGACCAAGATACATCACTGCCCGTAAGATCGCAAGCAGACGGGACGGACGAACGCGTACACGTTAAGATTTTTGACGGTACGACCAGTCCTTCCGTTAACGCGGTCAGTGTTGACGGCGACAACAACCTTCACGTCGAACTCCACGGCAATGATCCGGGCGGCGCAGACAAAGTCGTCCGCACGTCCGAGGGTGGGGCGTTGACGCCAGACGGCGTGTATGTTGTGCTTAACAACACGAAGCCCGGCAACATTGGTCTGATCGCCACGACCCGTGCTATTGCGGCCGACTCAATCCAAACTGAACGCCTGACATCGATCGCCGGCACCGGTAACGTCCGCGCCCTTGACGTCTCGATGCACGACGAAGCTGGCGTTGCCTACTCAGTTACAAACCCACTTCCGGTGTTCGTGTCTGAAACAGAGGGCGGCGCCCCAATTCACAAGTTCCATCCGTCGGCGGCGGACGTCGCGGTCGGCGGAACCGAGACTTACGACTACACCGTAACCCTCGGCAAAACCATGAAATTTAGTCAATTTTTGGCCTCCGCGTCCGGCAAGATCAAGGCCGAATTGTGGGTCGATCTCGGCACTGGTTTGGCTTTACAGGCCGTGTACTTCAACTCGGCGGCCTATCCCAACATCGAAACCGCATGGGATGTCCCCTACACGGTGGCGGCCGGCCTGAAGGTTCGTTTCATCCTGACGAACCGAGACAACAATCCGATGCCCGTGTATGGAACACTGGTTGGTGTCGAGAATTAATTTTCTCGTATCGCAAAGGGGGAAGTTGGCTTCGGCCCACTTCCCCCTTGTTTTTTGGCCAAACCGATGTTAAAATTACTCTATAGGATTGCATCCTAATCGCCAAAGCGGCACCGAAGGGACTACAATGGGTGATTTAACCGATCTTCAATCCGCCGATGCGGTAAAGGTAGTTGGCTGTACTAGCACGGGGCTTGAGACCAACCCCCTTGCGGTCGACTTGAATGGCAACGTGACGGCCAACCAAGGACTCGCCAACACGGCGGCGAACGCTTGGCCGACCAAGCTGACCGACGGGACCGACACCGCCAACGTCACCGCGACGCTCGACCTCCAGACCGATGACCGCATCAACACGAGCGGGTTGGATGCGGTTGTTGCGCTTACGGTGACGCCCGTCGAGGCGAAGGTTGGGGCATCTGCGCTGGTCGAGCGTAAGTACCTGATCCTTGAGGGACTTTCAATAAATATCAAGTGGGGGTTTAGTAACACAACCCAATCATTTGACCTATTTAAGAACCAGATGTTGATGATTCCGGTCGGACCAAACGTTCATGTTTGGCTGAAGACCACAACCGGGACCGGGTCGGCCGGGGTCGGGGAGGGTTCCTAATGCCCGCACCGTTTATTTCACCGGTAGCCCGTTCGGTTCCGTTTGACAACACAACCAATGGGTTCACGTCGGTCGAGGCCCAAGGGGCCATCGAGGAAGCCAAGACGACAGCCAATGGCAGTCGGTATTGCGTTATGTGCTCGTTCGATGGGACCGCCTATTCGTATCGGTGGTTGGAATTTTCCGCCAACAACCCATCCAACAACAACCCGTTTGTAGCGCCCGAACCCGGAGTTTTGAAGTCATTTTCGCTTGTTGTGGCCGCCAACTCGACCGGCAGCTTGATTGTCACGCAGAATGGGGTTACAATCCAGACGATATCGCTGGTGGCCGCAAGGAAGATAGCTGTCACGGGGCTGAACGTCGCAATCGCATCGCTGGACGAAATAAGGGTGATGGTTACGTCGGGATCGTTCTCCCGGCCACAACTCGCCACCTTTGTATTTGTCGGTTAAGGGGGCTAAATGGCTACCATTATTGTAAAAAATGTCGGCGGTGTGTCGAAGGACTGGGCCGGCGTCACATTCCCGCCGGCCAGCCAGTACACGTTGCAGGCGATCGACCGAAACAAATTCCCGTCCGATGACCTGTTTCTGGCCGACCTGACGGCTGGCACGGCCGTCGTCAACAACGGCTCGATCGACCTTCCGGCAGTTCAAGGGGCCGAACTGATTGAGGGGACGGCCCGTGAGCATTGGTTCGACAACTCGACCAACGGGTTCGTCTCGCACGAGGTTCAGTCCGCCATCGAAGAGGCAAAGGCATTCAGTGCGACCGCATCGACGCGGTTCTTTTACGCCGATCAACTCGACAGTCCCAACAACTCGAACTGGGCCGTCAACGCCAATGCCCCCGCATCTTCCGACTCAGCCAATCCGGCCCTATTGGTGAGACGGTTCGACGACACGGCCGTCGAGGGTGTCGGCTTCAGTCTTTTTGTTCCGGCCGGCACCACCAACTTGATTTTTTACTTCAAGTCTCGCGCCCAGACCGCGCCCGCGACTGCCAAACAGGTGATTTTGCGGCTGTATAACAGGCAAATCCCCAATAACGCTGCCATAACGGCGTGGTCGTCGCCTTTGCAGATAACCGCCATCGACATTCCGGCCAACGCTTTCTTCCAGTACGACGCGATACCCGTGTCCATGATCGTACTTCAGGCGACGGCCGGACGTACCATACAGTTCGAGTTGACTCGTTTTGGATCGAACGCGGCCGACACGCTGGTGGGCGATTGGAATCTACTGGAACTTGCGGTGGGGATGAGCTAAGTGGCTGTCAAGTTTAACAACACCCAGCAAGGTTTTGTCGTCCTGTCTCCGACCGGACTGTTGCAAAATACCGCGCAAGCCAGCGTTTCGGCATGGGTCTACCTGAGTGCCCTTTATGGCGGTACTGGCGTGGGAGCGTCGATCATCGATGTTGGAAACGCCAACAACTACTCGCGCATGGATTTGCTCGTGCTGCCGGACGGCGCGATCCACTTGGGCGCCAGAGCGCCCGACTCAATGGATACCCAACAGGTCAAAACGTCCGTCACTCGCTTGGTTGTCGACCAATGGTATCATATCGTCGGCGTCATCGACTACAACGCCAACACCGGCGCCATTTACATCAATGGCGTGAACGATAACGCGACCGGCACGCTGTCGTTCCCGAACCGCGCGACCGACAATACCGTCTGTTACGCGACAAGTCTTGGTGGCAATGAGCTGAGCGACAACGAGTTTATTACTGGCGTGATCGACGACGCCCGGTTCTACAACAGGGTACTGAGGGAAGACGAAATCCAAACCCTGTACGCGTGTCGGGGAAATGATAGTATTTTCTATGGGTTGCAAAGCCGTTGGCTTATGAATGAAGGCGCAAAGGACCAACAGATCGGCCAGTTCGATCCCATCGCCATCAACAACGTCCAGAGTGCCCAATCCAGTGTGACGGCATCGTCCCTTACGCTGGCTTACACGGTGCCGGCGGGCAGCGACTTGGTACTGGTCGTGGTCGCGACGGCGGAAGATTCGAGTTCCGGTTCAGTGAGCGTCTCGAACATGACATTCGGCGGTGCCGCCCTAGCTAGCCAAGCAAGCACGAGGACCACGTCTTATTTTGATTATTGCGGGGTTGCAATCTGGAGCAAAACCGTTACGGCGGGCCAGAGCGGCAACATTGTCGTTACGTTTGGCGGAACGGCAGACAGGCGAACTGTTATGGCCTGTGTGCTGAGTGGGGTGGCCAGTGCCACGAATGAGGCATCCGCCACAAGCTACAATAACAGCGGAACCACAACCACTGGCCTCACAACCCTGACACCCGGGGCGATGGTGATAACGGGGTGCGTGAACGAAGACGGTTACGTCATGACGGCGGTTGGAACAAACCATGTCCTAGATGCTACGATAGTCGGTGGCGCCCATGCGGGCGCGATGGGCCATGTGCTAGTCCCGACTATAGGGGCCATTTCGGACATCGGGTTTACGGCTTCCCCTACGCCAAACGGCGAAGCCCTAGCATTGGCGGCATTTGCCCCACACAACACATTGGGTTCCACGAAAGACCTGTCGGACTTCCAATATGTCGCGTCGGTGTCTCGGGTTCCCACTTACGAAGAAACATTCATGAAAACAAGGAGATAACGATGAGTAACGTGATCAACAGAACCACCAAACAATATCTCCAGAGCGTCAACACGCCAGACTATCCCGAGACCGATTGGATTTCCGACCCCGATCTCACGGCCGTCGAAGGTGTCGCCCAAAAGTATTGGAAAATCGAGGGTGATGCCGTTGTGGCCATGACGCCTGCCGAACAAGCGCAGGTCAACGGTGCGGCCGTGCCGGCCATGATTGCCAATCGAATCCGTGGCGCGATGGACTTCGGCAAGACCCTGATGGTTGATTATGGAACCTCAAATGTATTGGCCGGCAAGACGGTCAGCCAAATCCGCGCCATATCCATCAAGTTGAGCGAAATCCAGACCCTTCTTCTATCGGGCTCTCTCTACTGTGCCCACGCGACGATCTCTGATATGGTCCCCGACGAGAGCGTCACCCAAGCCGACAAGGATAGCTTTTTGGCGAGGCTTGAGGCTTATCTGGGCATTTGACGCGACCCCCCCAAAGTGTTAAAATAGTGAAGTCGTTAGTATTTCTGACGGAGTCGCTATGCCGAATCCATTGAAAAGTTTCCTCGATAAGATACGAAGACCACTGGCAAAAGGGGTGGGGCCGGCGAAGTCTGGCTTCATCACCGAATCCGAGCTACTTGAGTTCGGGGAGAAGGACGAATCTGGCGCCAGCCTCGTCACACACGAGTACCTCGAACACCTTACCCAAGAACTCAAGAAAATCAAAGTCTTGCTAATGTTGTCGATGGTCGAGAAGGAAA